CGGCAGCACGCCCCCGTTCAAGACTACGGAGCGTGCCGACGATGGAGAACACGCCGGGTAACCGGATTCTGCCGGAAGTGCGGAAGCTCATCGGGGACGACCTGGTGGGCGGAATGTCGCGAAAAGCCGCCGCAGAAAAGTGGAACATCTCGCAGTCCACCGCCAGCAAGATTGCCAGGGAACGCGGACTCGACGGGGCCCAGCCTCCCGCGCTGGTCGCGGCCAGCAAGGCGTTCATGGCAGACGTCAAGGAGCGCCGGGCGCGCTTGAAGGACGAACTGCTTCAGGACGTCGAACGGCTGCGACATCGAGCCTGGTCCGAGTATCGCCGAACGGTGGCTGGCAAAGATGGGCCCTACGAAATCACCGAGGAGTTGCCGCCGCTTGGTGAGGTGCGCAACGCTTACGCCGCGATAGGCGTGGCGATCACGAGCTACACCAAGCTCGAAGCTCTCGACGCCAACACCGACGACGACGAGAACTCGAAGAGCCTGCTGGGCGACATCCTCTCCGGCCTGACCGTGGTTAGCCAGGAGCTGGAGGCCCGCGAAGCCAACGGCCAGCACGGCAACGACGTTCCGGCCGACGAGGTCGCCACCATCAACGTGGTGCGCGGCGAGGTGGTCAGCGGTGACTGACCTGACCATCGGCACTCAGGTGATGCTTAAGGTCCTTGGAAACAAGCAGATCCAGAGCATAGTCCAGGCCACTCGTCGAATCAACATCTGGCACGGATCGATCCGTTCCGGCAAGACCATCGCGTCGTTGCTGGCGTTCCTTATCGCCGTGTCGACGAACACCAGCCCTGGTCTGATCGTCGTCTCGGGGCGCACCCTTGACACGATCGGCCGGAACGTGATGGAGCCGCTCACCGAGCACGCTCTGTTCGGTCCGGTCCGGAAGTCGATCCACTGGACCCCAGGCGCCAAGACGGCTATCATCTGCGGTCGAACCATCCACCTGGTGGGCGCGAACGACAAGGTAGCCGAGGGTAAGATCCGAGGCGCCACGGTCTGCCTGGTGTACCTGGACGAGGCGACGCTGGTCCCCCGGGACTTCTTCCGGCAGCTCCTCGGCCGTATGTCCGTCAAGGGCGCGCGGATGTTCGCGACGACCAACCCGGACAACCCGTCGCACTGGCTGATGAAGGAGTTCATCGGTCGGCGCAGCGAGCTGAACCTCATTGACTGGAAGTTCGGGATCGATGACAACCCGTCACTTGACCCCGACTACGTCCGCGACCTCAAGACCGAGTACACGGGCCTCTGGTACAAGCGGTTCATCCTCGGTGACTGGGTGCAGTCGGAAGGCGCCGTCTACGAGATGTGGGACGACCGCGAGCACGTGGTCGACGAGCTTCCCCTCATCACAAAGTGGCTGGCGGTCGGCATCGACTACGGCACTACCAACCCGTTCTCGGCGCTGTCGCTGGGTCTGGGCGCTGACCGGCGGCTGTACTTCACCAGCGAATGGCGCTACGACTCGAAGTTGAGCAAGCGCCAGCTCACCGACGTTGAGTACTCGAAGCGCGTCCGTGAGTGGACCAGGGCGCACCCAATCCCGGGTGCGCGCGACATGAAGGGCATCACGCCCGACTGGTGGGTCGTCGACCCGTCCGCCGCCTCGTTCCGCATCCAGCTGTACGAAGACGGCATCGTCGCCAAACTCGCCGACAACGAGGTCATCGACGGCGTTCGCACTATCTCCTCGCTGCTCACCACCGGTCGCCTGCGGGTGCACCGATCATGCCAGGGGTTCATCAAGGAAGCACCCGCGTACGCCTGGAACTCCACCAAGTCGGACGCTGGCGACGACGTCGTCATCAAGGTCGACGACCACAGCCTCGACGCTGGCCGCTATGCGGTGTACACCACGAGAGCGCTGTGGAACGGCCAACTCATCGAAGCCGAACTCGCGGCCTAACACGCACAACACGGGGGGTGGCGGGATGCCTCTTTACGAGGACGGGATGGCGTGGCCCCCGAAGCACTGCAAGGACGTCGAGAAGCAGTACAAGATTTGGGACGCCTGGTACAGCGGCGACCCGGATCGACTGCACGACATCTACCAGGTCACGAACGGTCTGGGCGGTCTGATCGACCCCAAGGGGTACGGCAACGTCACCGACACCAACCTGATGGACCGCGTCGCGCGGTACTTCTGGGGCAACCCGCCACAGCCCGGCGAGATCCGGCACACCAAGCTCCACGTGCCGCTCGCTGGCGACATCAGCGCCACGTCGGCCGACCTGCTGTTCGGTGAACCGCCCACGTTCAGCGTGGACGAGGACGAGTCGAACCTGAACACGGCCGAGTACCTGGAGCACATGGTCGATAACGGCCTGGTTCCGGTTCTGTCGGAGGGCGCCGAGATCGGCAGCGCCCTGGGCGGCTACTACATCCGCGTCATGTGGGACCTGGCCGTCGCCGACTGCCCGATCTACGACGCGCTGCCGCCTGACAGCGCGGTGCCGCACTGGCGATCCGACCGGCTGGTGGGTGTGACGTTCTGGCGCGTCGTGCACGAGGAAAAGGGCAACGTCTGGCGCCACCTGGAGAAGCACGAGCCGGGTCGCGTCTGGCACGCCCTGTACAAGGGCGACAACGAGTCGCTGGGCCAGCGGTGCGCCCTGCAGGAGCACCCCGAGACCGAGGCGTTCGCAGCCCTGGTCAACCAGGACGGATGGGTCGAGACCGGGACGGCGTGGCTGACGGCCGAGTACGTCCCGAACATGAAGCCCAACCGGCTGTTCCGGGGTTCGCCCCTGGGGCGCAGCGACTACAGCGGCATCGAGCCGACGATGGACGCCATCGACGAGACCTGGTCCAGCCTGATGCGCGACGTGCGCAACGGCAAGGGCCGCGTGATCGTGCCGGACGCGTACCTCGACGTCCAGGGTCCGGGCCGAGGAGCCAGGTTCGACCCCGAGCGCGGGTTCTTCAGCCCCGTCAAGGCGCTGCCCGACTCCGAGGGCGTCAGCCTGGAGATCGTCCAGTTCGACATCCGCGTCGAGGAACACGTCAACACGATCAAGGCCCTGAGTGCCCAGGCCGTGCGTGGCGCCGGGTACAGCGCCCAGACGTTCGGCGAGATGGACACGGTCGGCTCGTCCGCCGCCACGGCCACTGAGATTCAGTCCCGTGAGAAGCGGTCGTACACCACGCGCGACAAGAAGATCGGCTACACCAAGCCGCCGCTCGGTCGCATCCTCCTCGCTGGCCTCCAGATGTACCAGGCCAAGTGGGGCCTGACCGACATCGTCCCCCAAGTCCCGAACATCGTGTTCCCGGACGGCGTGCAGACCGACGAGTTCACCACGGCGCGCACCATCCAGATGCTCGACAGCGCGGGTGCCATCTCGCTGCGCTCCAAGGTCATGCGGGCCAACCCGCAGTGGGACAAGGAGCAGGTCGAGACCGAGATGGACGAGATCGAGGGGGGCGCTGCTCCCGACGAGATCCCGGCCGACGACCTCGGCCCTGGTGCCGACCGCTTCGAGGACGACCCGGCCCCGATCGACGGGGGCGCACTTGAGGTGCCGACGGCTGAACCCGTTGTCGCAGGTCCGCAGCAGGCGGGGGTGGCGTAAATGCCCGTCTCGCCTGGCGACGCTGAGGACCTGGGCGAGGCGGCAACCCAACTGTTCGTCAGCACCGAACGCTCGCTGTTTGGTCGGCTGGCCTCGTTCCTGATGACGGGGTTCGGGCTGCTCAATCCCGAGACCTGGGTCGAGGAGAGGTCAGCCAACACCGGGGCGTTCCGGCGGCTGGCCACCTCCATCGTCGGCAGGCTGAGGGGGCGCGCCCGACAGGCCGTCACCGGAGCCAGCCAGGAGGCCGTGAGGCGGGGCGTTGCCCAGGCCGACGAGGACCTGGCCAACCGGCCCGGACCGCGCAGCACGCTGCCGGACCTGCCCACCGCCAACCGCACGGCGCGCCTCACTGCCGACCGGCTGATGGACAAGCTCGATCCGGTCGGCACCCGCATGATCGACTCGACCGTCGACGCGTACCGCAAGGTCATCGTCGAAGTCAGCAACATGGTCGAGGACGGCGAGATCACCCGCCGGAGGGCCGCCCAGACCGCCCTCAACAAGTTCGCCGATCGGGGCATCACCTCGTTCGTCGACAGCCGCAACCGCAAGTGGGAGCTGGCGTCATACGTTGAGATGGCGATTCGCACCGAGACGGCGCGCGCCATGGTCGACGCTCACGTCGACCGGCTGACCCAGGGCGGCATCAACCTGGTGATTGTGAGCGACGCACCCTATGAGTGCCCGCTGTGCAAGCCCTGGGAACGCAAGATCCTCGCGGTCGGCAAGCACGCCATCGACGGCAAACACACCGTCAAGGTGAATGGCAACGAGGTGGAGGTGGCGGGGTCCCTCGACGAAGCTCGGTCGAAGGGGCTGTTTCACCCCAACTGCAGGCACAACGTCAGTGCGTTCATCCCCGGGGTCAGCACGATTCCGGACCCGGTGGACCACGGCAAGACCACGTACAAGCAGACGCAAGAGCAACGGTACCTGGAGCGTCAGGCACGCAAATGGGACCGACGCCGAGCGGTTGCCGTGGACGACGAGGCCAAGAAGAAGGCTGAGGCCGCGTTCAAGGAATACCGGGCCCGGATCCGAGACCACGTCAAGAAAACCGGGCTCAAGCGCAAAACCAGCCGCGAGACCTTCGAAGGCGCCCGTTAAGGAGACCCCGTGCCTGCCAAGCCCGTACACCACACCCCGACCGTCGACACGCCCTGGAACGGTGCGGCCATCGTCGCCAGCGCACCCGCCAACGCGGAAGCGCTGTGGTACATGCACGCGTGGCGTGACCCCGAGGCCGATCCCAACACCAAGATGGCGTACTCGTTCCCTCACCACGAGGACGGCGAGGACGGGGCGGCCAACATTCCGGCCGTCCGCAACGCCCTGTCCCGCATCTCGCAGTCGGACATCCCCGAGGGTGACCGCGCGGGCGTCGAGGCGCACCTCAGGGCGCACCTCGCCGACGCCGAGAACAGCGGCGACACCAACCTGTCCGCTCAGACAAGCTGACCACCCGGCCAGCGCCCCAACTCAAACCGGCTGTAACGAGTCCCTGGCGGACTCAGCCATTACTGCCTTGAGACCTGGCGTCTCGAAGGCTGGAGGTTAGCAAGATGAGCACCCCTGCTG